GTCTTTCCAGCCGCAACCATGGTCCGGATGGTCGATGTAAATCGACAGGGAGGGATTTTTGTCAGGGTGGTGCGGGGAGTGGTACAGGGCATCAGGGCCGCCCTTTGCCTGCTTGATGCCGAGCCGCGCCGCCAGGTCATGCAGCTGCGGATTCACGCGCCTTTTTACTTCGTCAATGTTAGCCATCTTTCAACCTTTTTTTCGGGCGTCGCCACGGAGATTGGCCGCGGCAATGCGCGGCCGAGGGAAACCGTGGGGGAGTTACAGGGCGCCGGCCTCAGCCTGGCGAATCACGCGCAGCAGCTCGGGCAGCGGGTAGCACTGCTTCCCGTTCGGGCCGTTGATGAACAGGGCGTAACTCGTGGTGAGGTCAAGGTTGATATAGGACTGGCAGCTGCGCGACGTCAGCTCGCCAAACGCCTGGCGGGCCACGTCCCTGGCTTCGTCCAGGGACGCCTTGGCGTGGTCGATCAAGTGGTAGGCGCAGCGCGTCACCAGGCGGTCCCGGTGGGGCGTCAGGTGCTCATCCTGGTGACGCTGCAGAAAGTCGATGGCAAGGGTATAGAGGGGGTTAGGCGACATAGGTTTGTGCATTTCTTTCTCAATCACGCGGGTATTAACTCCAGCTGTTCCATCAATCGCGCCGCGATATGTGGCGAAATTGGGAGCCGGATGTCTTTTTTAGGTTTAGCCGACGGCGAAAGAGTACGAACAACCTCAAGCTGCGCAACGTAGGTATGCCCGCACTCAGGGTCTACACATGCATAAACTATTTCCCTCAAAGTAGCCGAAAGCGGTCGGCTGGTGCGCGCGATTGCCTTCGATTCGCAGTGTGGGCAACAGATTGTAATTCTCATGCTCATATTTGTAGTCCCTGGCGGTCCCTAGCGGACAAATGGTCCTTTGTCCATTTATTGCCTGTCGGCATTATTGCTATGCCTATAATCCGTTTTCATAGGCGATTGGTGTCGTTCGGTACATAATCCCTCGCACACCGGCGTCGTTTCCTGCCCTCAACAGCCCATCGCGATCACTGTAGATACCCTGAATAATACTGTATATCTGTACAGTGTTTCTTAGTGACAAAAGGCAATGGGCAGGTGGTCGGGCTTCAATTTGTAGTGCTTGCTTTCAAGAAAAGTAACATTTTGTAAGCCAACATTGCACTCCGTAAATTGTACGCTCTACTCCGATTCCGCGCAGCAACCTAAGACAACCTTTTGCAGCCTAAACGTCAAAAATGGAACAAAATAAGCCATCTGTAACAGCCATAATCAACAGAATGAAAACTGTATGGGGAGTCAGCACAGACAAAGAGGTGGCCGAGTTGTTGGGCGGGTCCAGAGGCTTTGTCAGTGTCCTGAAGAATCGCGGCACAATTCCGTATGCCGAATGCGTCACGATGGCGATCGAAACCAACACCAGCCTGGACTGGTTAATCCTGGGCAGGGGTCCCAAGGAAGTGGAAGGCATTGCCGCGGTGGCGCCGATTCCGGCGCACCTGGTCGAATTGCCTTTCCTGGACGTTGAGGACGTCGATATTCGCCGCGACCAGGAAAACTGGTATGTGCCGCGGGATTGGCTCGGCCTGCAGGGGCTTGCAGCCGATGGGACCGTCGCGGTGCGCGTGGTCGGGGACGCGATGGAACACACGCTATCCGAAGGCCAGGTCGTCCTGCTGGACCTCGAGCAAAAATCAGCCGATGGTGTCTACCTGGTGCGCTTCGGCGCCGGCGCCGCCTACTTCCGTCGAATCCAGCATATGGCTGACGGTTCCGTCCGGCTGTCGTGCGACAACCCGGTCTATGCAGCAGAAGTTGTGCCGGCCGCCGATCGGGACCGGCTGCAGATCATTGGATATTGCCACTCGGTGGTGCGGACGGTGCGGTAGCCGCTTCCTTCTTCGGCCCTAGGGCGTTGTAGACCGTGGCCCGGCTCACCTTGTAGCGTTTTGCCACGTCCCCCACGGTGATCTGCGGATCACGTAGCAGCGCCTCGATTTCCTTTACCTCCTGTTCTCCCAGCTTCGACGGTCGCCCGCCCATGCGGCCGCGTGCTCGAGCTGCCTTTAATCCCTCCATCGTGTTTTCATGGATCACGTCGCGCATGTACTGCGCCATCGACGCGAACACGCCCAGGAACAGCCGGCCCTGCGCCGAGGTGGTGTCAATCTGTTCCGTCAGGCTCCTGAACCCGATTCCCTTCTCTCCCAGCTCGTTGATGATCTGCACCAGATCGACCAGCGATCGCGCCAGGCGGTCGAGGCGCCAGACCACCAGGGTGTCGCCGGCGCGCAGCGCGCGCAGCACGGCGGCCAGCTCGGGGCGGTTGTCCTTCGCGCGGCCGCTGGCCTTGTCCTCGTAAATCTGGCCGCACCCGGCGCGCTGTAGGGCGTCGCGCTGCAGGTCCAGGTTCTGGTCGACGGTGGACACGCGGGCGTAGCCGATCAGCATCCCGCCGGTGATGAGGTCCAGGTTGTTGGTGGCGGTGGCGTGTCGCATCACTCGCCCCCTTTCTCGGCCTGGTGCTCGTCCATGATCCAGGCGGCCGGCCGATCCTGGCGCGCGGCCTGCGCGGCCACCGCCGAGGGGCCGCGGCGTGCCTGGTGCATCATCGCTTCCTTGAACTGCGCTTCGGTGAAGCCGGCGCGCACGGCGCGGTCGACCAGCTCGCGCCGCACCTGGTGCGCGTGCCGGTTGATCGCCGCCAGCTCGGCGTGGGTCGCCGGCATGATCCCATCCGGCCCGATCGGGCCAGTGCAGACCGTGCGGTCGTACAGCTCGGTGCGGCGGTCGTACTCCTCGGCCAGGTCCACCAGTTCGCGGTCCTGGGCCTCGATCGAAAATTCACCCTGGAACAGCGCGCGGTACTGCTCGGGCGTCAGCTCGTCGTCGCCGGTGGCGCGCAGCGCGCGCGCGATCGCGGTCTTACCGAACCGGCGCGGCATCATGAAAACAGTTTTCGTCATCAGATTTTCCCGCTGTCCAGGTACTCGGTGCGGACCTTGCGCAGCTCGTCCAGGTGCGGCGCGCCGGGCAGCTGGCATTGTTCAATGACCTGGCGCAGGGCGTAGCGGTCGGGAATCCTCCAGTCCTGGGCCAGCTGCTCAAACACCTGGCCGCCGTTTTCGAAGTAGGTGTGGACCTCACGGGCCGGCTGGGCGTCCATCTGCAGCACGGCCATGCAGTCGTCGAAAATCTCGCTGTCCACGGCTCGGAGGTCGGTCAGGTCGAACGGGAAGCGGGTCCCGTTGTAGAGGCCGAGGAGGAAAGCCGCCACATGCCGGCATTGCCCGGTGTTGCCCTGGGCGATCGGCAGGAGCCGGCGCAGCGCGGCCTCGCCCTCCATCCTGATTGCAGGCAGGCGCGCGGTGCGTTCGTCCTGCTCGCGTCGCCGTGCAGCAAACTGGTTTGCCACTCGCTGGGCTTCCTCGTCGCTCAGGTTCCTGCCGCCAAAACTGATATTGCCGATCGAAGTAGGCATGGCCTTACCCTTTCTGTATAAAAATTAAGGTCAATGGGGGTTTGTTAGACATAGAAAACTATACAGGGTTTTTAGACACTTCTGACAGGAAAAAAGGGCCGGTTGGCCCTTTCTTGTTGAGTGTCTAAAAAACCGTGGTTTGTTAGACCGGGGAGCTGCCTCGAGGTCGAGCAGTTGGACGTCGACCAGGTGCGCGGCCGCGGCGCCGGCGCGCTACGTCGACGCGGTCTTGCCCTGGTCTGCGGCTTCGGCCGTTTCCAGCTCGAGCGATGTTGACAGGCCGCCGTCCGAAATGGTGTGACTCACGCGCTGGACCAGCCAGCTGGTGGCGTCAATCTCGGGCTTGAAGCCACTGACGTTCACCTGCAGCTCGGGCCGAATCTCGGGGCGTCCCAGGGCCAGGGTGTAGCCCATGACGGCCTGGCCGCGCTTGATCCGTTTGTATTCCGACGTGGCGGCCGCCCTGGCCTCGGCTTCGGTCGCGTACGTCTCGGGCAGGTTCTTGGTGTTGCGGTTGACCTCGCCGCCGACGATCACCTCCTTGCGCCGTCCTTTCTTCCCGTTGTGCCAGTAGGCGCGCACGCCTTCGTAGTTCTCGCGGTCGGCAATGTGGTACCGGTGCTGGTCGCCGTCCTTGCGCGTGATGGTGATGACAGGCAGCTTTTTGCCGCTGGCGGTTTCGCCTTGGCCGATCGGCAGGAACAACAGATTGCCTTCCTTCACGGTCATGACGGCATCGTAGCGTTTCGCCAGGCGGGTGAGGAAAGCCATATCGCTTTCGTGGGTCTGGTCGATGTGCGGAATCACGATCTTGCCCAGCTGGTCCCCTACCACCGGCTTGAGGCTGTGCTTGCCGGCGATCGCCTTCACGATGCCGCCCAGGGTTTGCCCGTGCCAGCTCTTTTCCTGGCGCGTGCCCATGTTCTTGGTCATCGACGCACTGCGCGCGCGCAGGGTGAGGATATCCGGGGACCCGCTGTGCTCGACCTCATCCACCGTAAAGGTGCCCTTGTTGACCAGGGGCTGGCCGGCCCATCCGATCGACACGGCCAGAACGGCGCCACGGGACGGCAGGGCCAGGGCGCCGTCGCTGTCGTTGAGGACGATATCGAGCATGTCGGCATCGTCGCTGCGGCACTCGTTGACGGTCAGGCTGATAAGGCGCGGCGCCAGTTTGCTGCTCAGGTTCTTGCCGTCCAGGGTAACGACAAAATCGGGGGTAGGCTGCCGCATTTATTCCTCGCTCGCCAGCTGCTCGGCCGCCAGGGTTTCGTCAACGCGCGACAGGCCGACCGTGAAGTCGATGCGCCGCGCCGTGCCGTCCTTCTTGTGGCCGTTCTGGGTTTCGTTCACGTATTCGATCACGTAGGCCCCGTACACGTTGCCGGTGGCGTCGACCAGGACATAGGCATCGCCGGCCTCGGCCATCGTGCGCAGGTCGTCCAGATAGAGCGCATCGCCGGTAATTTCCGGGACCAGGACGCCGTTGATTGTGACCACGTCCTCACCTGGGCCGAGGTACTGGCGGGCGTCACGGGCGCCCACGCGCGAGCTGCCGCGGTGCTTGTACTGCGTCTGCCGCTGGAACTCGTGCCAGGGCAGGGTTTCCATGCCGAACGTGAATTGATCCAGTGATAACAGCATAGAAACGTCCTCAATCGGTCAGGCGCGAGCCGACGCGGGCCTGCTTGGCGCGCTCGCGGCGGTCCAGTTCAGCGGCCACGGCGCGCGCGATCGCGCTCGGGTCCATCCCTGGAGCAGGGTTAATGTTGATGGTGTAGGTATTGCTCCCGCCGGCGCCGCCGCCGCCTGGTGCCGCGCTGGCTTTCGGCTCGAGCACGGACGCGCGCGAGTCGATCGGGACGGTGGCGATGATCGGCGTATTGGCGGCCGCCTTCATGGCGGGCAGCTGGGCTGGTGCCGCGGCTGCCGGCGTCTTGGCAGCGGCCGCCACGGGCTGCAGCTGGACCGGCGCCGGTGCCGCTGCCGGCGACCTGGCCGCGGCCGCCATGGGCTGCAGCTGGGCCGGTGCCGGC